AAAACAATTGCAGGGCATAAACAATTACTAACAGATAAAGATGCATATCAAGCGCAGTCAACAGAAGAACGAGGCTTTGGTGATTGGTTAAAAGGTTTGTTTGGGTTTGGTGATGGTTCTTTTAGTTTAAAGAATGATCCTATACCTCCTAAACCAAGCGGTGTATCTAGCCAAGATTGGTCAGATACTACATTAGGAAATTGGGTAGACGCAACAAATCTTGTACAGTCTCTACACCCTAGTGATGATCCAGTAGCATATCATAAAGCAATTAAGGCACAGTCGGATGCGAGTCGTGCAGCTACAGCAGCAGCACGAGCAGCGACTGCAGAAAGAGAAACTATTAGTGAATCTGCGTCTCAGGTAGATGAAGAAGACGCATCTAATATAGGAGACCTATAAATAATAATAATTCCATATAACTATAAGGCTACCCAGTTTAATTACTGGCCCCAACATAAGGAGAAAAACAATGGCTGAAGTAGAACAAGTAGAGGTGCATTCCGCATCTCATATACGCAATCAAGCAAGAATTGATAAAGACGAAGCAGAGTTGCGTGAGCTTTTAAAACAAGCAGGTTATGCAGAAGAAGATGAAACCCAAGAAGAAACTACTGAAGCTAAACCCGATAGCAAAGAGCCTGAAGCTAAACCAGTACAGGCAGAAGGTGATTCCAAACAAAAAGAAGAACCCAAAGCAGAAGCACAAGAAGCAGATGACGAAGATGACCTAAGTGCTGAAGAAAAGACTTTCAAGCAACGCTACGGTGACATCAGGCGGCACATGAAAGATAAAGAACAGGAGTGGAAGCTCAGGTTCGAGAAGCTAGAAGCACAGTTAGAGTCTGCAACTAAGAATGAGCTTGTACTACCTAAATCGGAAAAAGAGATAGAAGCTTGGTCTAAGAAGTATCCTGATGTAGCAGGTATAGTAGAAGCTATAGCAGATAAGAAAGCACAAGAGCGTTCATCAGATATAGACAAGCGTTTGAAAGAAGTAGAAGAGCTAAGGATTACAGCTAAACGTGAAAAAGCTGAAGCTGAACTATCAGCACTTCATCCTGACTTTACTGAAATACGTGCTGATGATACATTTCACGAGTGGGCTAAAGAACAGCCTAAGTGGGTACAGGATGCTTTGTATGAGAATGTAGATGATGCTAAGTCTGTATCTCGTGTAATTGATTTATATAAAGCAGATAAAGGTATTACAACGAAAGAAAAGAAGCCTGTAAAAGATAAAGGTGCAGCAGCTTCTGTAACAACAAAACGTAATACGACACCTAGTGACAGTGAGGAATCTACGTATATTAGAGAATCACAGGTAGCTAAGATGTCAATGAAAGAATATGAGAAGAGGGCAGAAGAGATAATGGATGCCCAACGCTCAGGAAAGTTTATTTATGATATGTCAAGAAAATAGTTGACAAAACAAATTTCATAAGTAAAACTATGGCATATACACCATAACTGTGTGTATGCTTTAACAAGCACTAGCCACAAAAAGACTTACCTCAAAGTATAGGCCCAGTGCAGATAGGTAGGCCAACCTTTCTGTAAACTGACTACCCTACAACTAAGAGCCTCTTTATAGTGGATATGTAGTGTCAATTCTCACGCCATATCTATAAAGGAGATTTAACTATGGCTATCGGTGTTGCCTCTGGCAAAACAGGATTTGACGGCAATTTCAGCCCGATTATCTATTCCAAACAAGCGCAGATCGCTCTAAGAAAAGCATCTGTTGCAAACGCAATCACTAACAACTCCTACTTCGGAGAGATTGCAAACCAAGGTGATGTAGTTCGTATCCAGAAAGAGCCTGACGTAACAGTCAACGCTTTGGAGCGTAAAACTGCAATTTCCGTAGAAGACTTAGATGACAGTGAGTTTTCTCTAACCATTGATAAAGCTAACTACTTTGCTTTTAAAATGGATGACATCGAAGATCAGTTCGCATCTGTTGACTTCGTAAGCCTAGCTGCAGATAGAGCAGCATACAAAATGGCTGACGCAATGGACGCTGACTTACTTCAGTATATGTCAGGTCACTCTGCTGCAGGTGCTATCACTACCACAGTTTCAGGTACAGCACAGCATCCAACATCAAACGAGCTAAATGGTGAATTTCTAAAAGCTAATCGTTTAGATGCATCTGACATTGGTCACATCACAACTTCAGCTTCATCAGGTACAACTGGTGACTCCATTCCTCTAGCTGCACGTCTTCCAGGTGCAACAGCGTTGTCCACAGCAGTGACATCTCCGTTGACTGTGATTGCACGTATGGCTCGTCAGATGGATACAGCAAATGTTGACTCACGAGGCAGGTGGCTTGTTGTTGACCCGGTGTTTATGGAAATCTTGAAAGACGAAGACTCACGTCTATTAAATTCTGATTTCGGTGGCTCAGGTCTACAAAACGGACTAGCTGTTAACAACTTGCATGGCTTTAGAGTCTATGTATCTAACAACCTACCTGCTAAAGGTACAGGTGCAGGTACATCAGGTTCATCAGCACAAGACGATCATTACGGTGTTATCTTGGCAGGTCAGGAAGATGCGGTTGCTTCTGCAGAGCAGATCAACAAAGTTGAAAACTACCGTGATCCAGACTCATTTGCAGACATTGTACGTGGTATGCACCTATACGGTCGCAAAATCTTGCGCCCTCAAGCATTGGTGTCAGCTATTTACAACGCTGCTTAATACTAAATATACTGTTGGGCGAGCTATGTCAAGCTTGCCCTTCAGCGTATAAAACAGTAGGATAACTCTATGGCTACTTATGTTACATTAGTAAATGAACTGCTAAGACGCATGAATGAAGTTACACTTGATACTGCAGGTGATGGCTTTGATACTGTGAGGAATGTACAAGCTTTAGCTAAAGATGCAATAAATAGTAGCATTAGACTTATTCTACAGGATGGTCAGGAGTGGCCTTTCCTTAAAACAACTTTTACACAAACCCTTACTGTAGGTACAAGACAGTATGCTTTTCCTGCAGATTACTCTAGCACAGATTGGGATACATTTTATCTTAAAAAATTAAATTCCGAAAACAATAGCCCTATGCCATTAAGCACCATATCTTATGAGCAGTACATACAGAATGTACGTCCATCAGATGATACAGGTGATCAGGTAAACGGAGATGGCCCTCCTGCATTAGTATATCAAACATTAGGTAATGCTTTTGGTGTCAGCCCTATACCTGATGCAGCTTATGAGATAGAGTATGTGTATTGGAAATTTCCTACGGACTTAACTGCTTTTAACGATGTAGCAATTATACCAGATCGTTTTAAACACGTAGTTATAGACGGTGCTATGATGTTTATGATGCGTTTCCGTAGCAATGAACAGAGTGCTGCCATGCATCAGAATAATTTTGAAGATGGCATTAAGACAATGCGTAGAGTTACCTTTGATGATACTTTATTTGTACGTTCTACTGTTGTAGGTGATGCAAGAACAAGTTCCTTCACTAGCGGTATATAATGGCTGATAATCTAGCTTCCTTTAAAGTCTTCTGTCAGGGAGGGCTTAACACTAGTAGGGATGTGCTTTCTCAAGGTGAGACACAGCCTGGATCAGCTATATCATTACTTAACTATGAACCTGCTGTTACTGGTGGTTACAGAAAGATAAGTGGTTTTGCTAACAACTATGGTACAGTTACAGGTACAGGAAGTGTACTAGGTGTTTGTGTAGCAGATGGTATTAATGATGGAATACTAGCTTGTAGAAAACCATCATCAGGTAATAATTATTTACATAAATGGAATAGCTCTAGCTCATCTTGGGATGCTGTAACAACTGCAGGTTCACCTACAATGGTAGGTGTAAGTAAAGTAAGATTTTCTAGGTTTAACTTTGCTACACCAAAGGTTGTTTTAACTGACGGTATAAATCCTGCAGCTACATATGATGGTACAACTTATACTCAGATTACTCACTCTGATGCACCTACAGATCCAAAATACTCTGCAATATTTCAAAATCATTTATTTTTAGCAGGTGATCCTGCACATCCAACCAAATTATTTTTTAGTGCACCTCTAGCAGAAACAGACTTTGCTGCAAGTAACGGAGCAGGTGTAATAAATGTAGGTTTTCCTATAGTTGCAATTAAATCATTTAGAAACGAGTTATTTATATTTGGTGCAACTAATATTAAGAAACTAGGTGGTACTGCATTAGCTAACTTTGTACTACAAACTGTTACTGACGATCTTGGATGTCTAGCCACAGATAGTGTTATAGAAATTGGTGGTGACTTACTATTCTTATCTCAAGATGGTCTACGTCCTATCTCAGGCACAGATAAAATTGGTGACGTTAATCTTGAAACAGTATCAAAAGACATTCAGTCTATCTTTACAGACATTGTATTTGATATTGACCTTGACGGTCTTAACGCTGTAGTAATTAGACAAAAGACACAATTTAGGTACTTTTTTGCAGCAGCAGACTCTCAAGGTATTATTGGGGGCTTTAGACAAACGCCTAACGGACTACAGTTTGAATATAGCCAAATGCTAGGTATTACCGCTACTTGTGCTGCTAGTGGTTACATAGGTCAAAATGAAATTGTTATACACGGTACTTCAGCAGGTAAAGTCCAACAACAAGAACAAGGTAATAGTTTTGCAGGAGATCCAATATTAAGCGTGTTTCAAACACCTTTTTATCATATGCAAGATCCAGAGCAACGCAAGATATTTTACACCGTAGCAACTTATTTAAGATCAGAAGGTGACAACTCTATCGTTATGTCGGCTCTTTATGATTACGCAGATGTAGAAACATTAAACCCAACTAACTTTAATTTATCTACTGCAGGTGCTGCAGCTTTCTATAACGAAGCTGCATATAATAGTACAGCAATTTACGATGGTAATCCATCACCAGTGCAACGCACTAATATATCAGGATCAGGTAAATCCGCATCTTTAAAATACGTAACTAATGACACAAATGCATCACACAGTATTCAAGGTATAGTGATTACGTTTGGAGTAGGAGACAGGTTGTAACATGGCAGGTTATTCAAGACAATCAGCGGCAGATATTATCGCTAATGCGGTTATTAAAGCTGCACCAGTAAATGCAGAGTACAATGCTTTACGAGATGCTTTTGCTTTATCGAGTGGACATAAACATGATGGTAGCTCCACTGAAGGTGGATACGTACCTTTAATAGCTGACAGTGATGCACTAAACAAAGTTGTAATAGACACAAGTAATAATCGAATAGGATTTTTTAGTGAAGTAGGTGGATCAGCAGTAGAACAAGTACGTATACAAGACGGTGCTATTGTTCCTGTAACTGATGATGACATTGACATTGGTACATCCTCATTAAAGTTTAAAGACCTTTATGTTGACGGTGTAGGATACATTGACTCTGTTACTGTAACTGGAGCAGCTACATTCTCTAACATAGACATTAACGGTGGTGCAATAGATGGTGCAACAATAGGTGCAGCCTCTGCAGGTGCAGCTACGTTTACTGATCTTACTGCAACAGGAACTACTACAGTAACTACAGCAGATGTAAACGGTGGTAACATTGATGGCACTATAATAGGTGCTTCTACAGCAGCAGCAGGTACATTCACTGCACTAACCGCTACAGGCACAACAACTGTAACAACTGCAGATATAAATGGCGGTAACATAGATGGTACAATTATTGGTGCTTCTAGTGCTGCAGCAGGTAGCTTTACAACTGTATCGACATCTGGACAAGCTACATTGGCAAGCGTTGATGTTAACGGTGGTAATATTGACGGGGCTATTATCGGTGCGTCAAGTCCTGCTGCTATAACAGGTACAACTATTACAGCAAACTCTGGGTTTGTAGGTAACTTACAAGGTAACATTACAGGTAATATAACTGGTAACATTACAGGTAACATTAGCGGTGACGTTACAGGTAACGTAACTGCAGGTTCTGGTACATCTACATTTAACAATGTAACAGTCAATGGTACACTAGACGTTACAGGTACAACGATTGCTAATGTTACTGATCCTAGTTCTGCCCAAGATGCTGCTACTAAAAATTATGTTGATACAGAGGTAGCTGCCTTAGTTTCTTCAGCGCCAGGTACACTAGACACTCTAAACGAACTAGCTGCTGCTCTTAATGATGACCCTAACTTTTCAACTACAGTAACAAACTCCATAGCAACTAAACTGCCACTTGCAGGTGGTACAATGTCTGGTGCTATAGCTATGGGTACAAACAAGATTACAGGCTTGGGTGATCCTACAGCTAACCAAGATGCAGCAACTAAGAAATATACAACAGATACATTCTTACCGTTAGCAGGTGGTACGTTAACAGGTGCAGTAGCAGCAGGTAATAACAAAATTACCGCTAGTTATACTCCTAGTGCAGGTGCTGATCTCACAACAAAAACATACGTTGATGGTATTGTTGGCTCAAGTACTGCAGCAGCAACATCAGCAACTGCAGCCGCTTCAAGTGCTACAGCCGCTGCCTCAAGTGCAACTGGAGCAGCAAACAGTGCAACAGCAGCAGCTTCTAGTGCAACCTCTGCAGCAGCTAGTTTTGATTCGTTTGATGACAGATACCTTGGTGCTAAGTCATCTGCTCCAACAGTAGATAATGATGGCGATGCTCTTCAAGTAGGAACTCTTTATTTTAATACTACCACAAACTCTATGCAAGTTTATGGTGGCTCTGGCTTTACTGCAGCAGGTTCATCTGTAAATGGAACTTCATCAAGACAAACTTATACAGCCACAAGTGGACAAACTACATTTAACATAACCTATGATGCAGGTTTTGTAGACGTTTATCTTAACGGTGTAAAACTATTAGCAGGTACAGACTTTACTGCTACGTCAGGTACAGCAGTTGTACTGGCATCGGGTGCTACAGCAGGGGATATTTTAGAC